AAAATTTTTAATTTCAATTATTTTAATAATTCCATTTGTCTTTACCAGTTGTTCTGACGATAAAGAAAATGGTGATTCACCATCACCAGCAGAAAAAGAAATATTACAGGTTCTCAATGGTAAATTTATTGGGTCTCTGTATAGTTTTACGACTAATACTACCGAAACGGAGGAAATAACATTTACCCCCTACTCATCAGCCCAAGAAAAAGTTTCTGTAATTGACGGTCGAGTTGTTGTTTATGGGACGGCTTATCTTGTTACATATTTCAATGACCACTTATTAGAAATAGCAGAAAATTGCTATTATTCTGTTAATGTGGATTATGATGGCGCTATTATTTCGTTTTACTCCTATTCAGAAAGTGGTGAGATTAATGGGAGAGAAGATAAACGTATAATATCCATAGAATCAGATAATTCATTTAAAATGAGAAAATATGGGCTGGCTGAAAATAACGATAAGACTTTTTATAAGAAATGAATACATCTGAATTCGCTCTAATTAGAATAAGCCGGGATTATTCCCGGCTTTGTTTTACAGTACAATCACAGTTCCGTCTTTCTTTATTGAATACTCGCCGCCGATTCTTACGATATTGAGCACGGCGTAGTCTTTGGCGGTGATCTTGGCCCGTGCGCCGTGCATCAGGATTATCGTATGGATGAATTTAGTCCCTGCCGCTTCTATAGTAGCATCTGTATCTCCGACGATACATACGTACTCTTTACCTTTGAGCGCGATATTTCCCGCATCTACATATACTCCCAGCCTTTCTAAACTGTCTCGGTTCTTTCTGAACACTTCGACCGAGGGGAAGTTGTGGTCTTGGCAGAACTCGATCCCTTGTGGGGTAAACATCAGTTTGATTAGCTCGGGGAAGTCTTGGACGCGGTTTATCTTTTTACAAGCGCCCGTTTGTAGTGCCATCGCCCGTATGGCATCTACACTCTTATTGTGTTGGGTTGTCATATATTTTCTGTTTCTGCGACCCTGTTTGCTGGGTTGGGTTCATTGAATTTTACTGTCAGTTGTGAGGTGGTAAGGTCTGCGGACATCATGTAGCTGCCTGAATTGCCCATGTAGGTCAAATGGTAAATATCCGCAGATATTAAAGGTACGCTAATGTCTATTTTGCCTCTTTTTAGTAGTTCTATAAAACTGTTGTAATTCGCCGTATGCTCTGCAAGCGTGTCGCCGAAGATCACGAATGTAAGCGTCAGATCGCGGGCGGCAACTTTCGGTTTTTCGGGGTAAATTACCTGCTTGCCGTCCTTTTTGGGGTCGTCATTCTCTACAAAATCTTTGAGGCTTGCCGGTGCTCTCAGACTTGCAATGAAACCCGATCCCATTGTGATACCCATTGCATAGGCATCGTAGCCGTTTATGAGTAAATCCCTTTTCATTTTCTTCCGTTTAATGCTTTATCTAAAAATAATTCGGCTGTATCTATCACATCATAACCTTTAGAGCTGACAAAGCCGGCGTAGTACATGCCATCTGCGAAAATAATGCTTGTTCCGGCTTTATTTTCTTCGTTGAGTACTTTATTGGTTTCAATGGCCGCCGTCGGATCTGGATGATTTTGGTCGCCAATAAATCGCCGTTTTTCTTTGCCTTCATAAGTAACTACGTAACCAAGGGCGCTGCGTAAGTTCCATGTGTGGTTTAGGTAGTCGCGTTTGCCAGATAGTAGCCGAGCTTCTTTCTGTCTTATTAATGCCTCCCGAGCTTTCTCATCCATGAAATCCACGACCTCACCTTGAATGCCGTCGATGAACTTGCTTAGGTCTGATATGTCTTTTTCAATCTTCATGGTTACAATTCACTCGTGTTACGTTTAATCGCCGCAATATCTTCTTGGATGCCTTGTAATGCAACTCTCATGGCTGCTGTATTGCCGTTTATTTCCACAATTTCCATGTAGGTCATCACAGCATATCGGAGCAGCTCATTATTTACCTGTACGCTTGCGTACATGGCTGTTTCAATATTGGCCATAGACGTTAAAAGACCGATTATTGATTGCGTCTGCGCCATTACATAGCCGCGGATGTCGGTTACTTTGCCTTGAATGTCGGTGAAACGACCGTTTAATTCATCACCCGTATCTTGCGACATCGTTTGAAAGCCTCTTTCCGTGGCTTCCTGACGTGCTGCGCCAGCATTCCCAAGTAATTCTTTTGTTTCAGCGGGAAGGCTGTCCCAAATAGCTTGAAATTCCTCACCAACTTTGTTGAGATCGTCGGCAAAGTTTCCCATCGAATCAATCACACCATCAATCCCGACAAAAACTCCATCCTTGAACCATTTGGATTTATACTGGTCAAAAATATCTCCGATACGTTCTTCAACAAATTTGCTGACTAACATTTGTTTCATGATGTCAGCAACAATTTCGTCTACCTTTTCACCCCAGGCCTTAGCGGCGTTCTCACCTTCTAAAAACGCTTCTATGAAGGCATCGCCAAGCTCTTTTGCAATATCTTCTGCCGTGCCGCCGATAATAGTTTCTACAACCTCATTTATTATTTCAGCAGCTTCTTCTCCAAGTTCTTGAATTTGACGTTCCCATTCTTTTATCTTTGATTTGTCCGTTTTTTTCTTGTCGTTCTCTGCATTAATCTGCTTTTGAAGCAACAACTGCTGTTCTGCAAGATTGTTAAGTTTATCTCGGGTATCACTAAACTTATTTTCCCCCAGAAGATTGCTGTCTGTATATTTAAGGTTTGAATAGGCATCTGCTATACTTTTGATTGCCTTTTCTTCTATTTTAGCCGCGTTGATTCGCTTAACGATGGCTTCCCCGAAGGGGCTTAGTTTTCCGTATGCGCTCACTATCGCTTTCGTCGCATCATTGTAAGCGTCTTTTACCTTCTGAATAGCATTAAAAGAATTTTCCTGGAGCCGAATTGCATTGGCATTATCCAATTCCCATTGCAGTTGCTCAATTCTACCTTGCAGTCGGTCTATTTCCGCTTGTTTTTCATCATCATTATTAAATAGGCTGGCTATTTTAGTTGCTATTGTCAATACCGCTTGAATGATAGCAAGAATAACGGATGCTCTCTCAACAGCTTTGATCGCACTGGCAGCGGTTGTTGATGTCGTTGTAATAGCTGCCGCCGACGATTCAGTAAGAGTGACAATGCTGCTAATCATACTGGCTGCATTAGTTGCAATTTCGCCCGCCGCACTAATGACTTCGCCGGTAGTGCCCCCAACGGCATCACCAATACCCTCGAATCCATCTGCAATATCACCGAGTGTCCTCTCTAATCGCTGCCATTTCTTGATCGCATTATCTTTGGGGGCTAATTTTGTACTCGAAGCAGCTTTATCTACTGCATTAATTTTTGCTTGCGTCTGATTGATCTCACCGCGCAATTTCTGTCCTTGGGCACTATCTGATGAATCGAGGGCATTATATTCGGATTCCAGTGCTTGTAGCGATGCCTCCAGCTCTGCTTTCAGGGCGGATAATTCATCCATGGTCTTGCCTGTCAATTCTCGTACCCATTGCCCGGCTTGTACTTCAATTTCTGCTACTGCTGCATCTCGCTCGGCTTCAAGTGCCTTCCGTTCTCCAATGCTACCAGCCTTTTCGATTTTACGGTCGTAAATGTCTTTTGTAGCTTGCAGTTTTTCCCGGAAGGTTCCATATTTTTGCAGATATTCATCCCAAGATTGAATTTCTTCGTCGAATTGCGCTGAAAGTTCGGCATGACCAATTTGCCCCACCAATAAAGCGGTTCCACGTTCTTTATTCCGCTGTTCTTCATTTGCCTCTTTCAAGGCTTCCGTGTATATTCTAACACCTTCAGCCGCTTTGATATTGTCAGCATAATATACCTTTTGAAGGTCATGATATTTTTCGCCGGCAGACCCATCGGCAGCCACGTTGACTGCGATAACTAAACCTTTGGTGTCTGCGGCAAGAATATTCTGAGCTCCTTCAAGTTTTGAGTGTATGTAATCATCCAATTCCTGTGGAGACAAAATGTCCCCATTAGGCAGGATTGGGGTGACTAAAATCTCAGTCACCTTTCCCTTGGCATCCAAAATACCATATTGGCTGCTGAAAACGGTGGCAATACCCTCTCCGGCATCTTCCCAGCCTTTTTTTACCAATTCCGCCGCTTTAACAAGTGGGCGCGCCAAATGATTTACATTCCCTTTGTACTGCGCAATCATCTGCTGTCCGGCGAGGAATCGTTCAGACGAAGTATCATTTTTATATTGGGCATCAATTTCCTTTTCTTGTAACTCAAGCAGCTTTTTTTCGGCTTCTTGTATGGCTCGGGCACGTTTCTGATAGTCGAGGTCTATTTGCGCAAGTTTCTTGGCCGTGCCGTCCTTCATGGAATCTACCTCCGCCTGCAATGCATCGTCCCGGAGCTTTTGCAATTGCTTGGTGAGCTCCTTTAGATTGCGCTCTTGATCGGATGCGGCTTTTTTTGCTGCGCTTTCGGCCTCTTGGCGGGCTTTTTCCGCCTTTGCATTAAGTTCATCCGGCGTTAAGGCGGTGTACAGCTTTTCTGCTGCGGGGGTCAATTTTTCGATGCCGACATTTATTGCCGTGATAAATGCATCTACATCACCTTCATAATCTTCATTAATGCGCTTCCATATAGTATTCCCTTCCTCACCAAGCTTCGATAGTGCGCTAATAAATTCTTTCCGGAATTGGGTTATGTTTGTTTTAGCCTCTGCAAAAGTTTTAGCACCCCAAATAGCGCTTTGGCCACCCTGACCCAAATCCATGTATGTCTGTATTGCCTTATCATATTCTTTTCTGTACTCTTTCAGTGCATTAGAATAATTGGTATAGGCATTCCCTGTTTTTTTGATGCGTGCTATACTCTTTTTGTCCTCTGTAATAAGTTCTTGGGCAGCCTTCGCCTCTGCGACCTCGATAATTGCGTCGCGCAGGTTTTCATAAGCACCGACAGCATTCCCGACCATAACCTGTTCCGCAGCCATATTGCCGAAGTAAGCGGGGTATATGTCTTGCAGTTTTTTGACCGCTTCGGCTCTTTCTTCATAGGGCTTGGAAAGGTCTGTCGCAGCCCTATACAGCAGATTCAATTTGGTTAATTCGGATTGAGCCGACACCGAACCTTGAGCCATAGCGGAATTAAAGCGTTCGAGTGCAGCGGCAGAGGCGTCTATCGTCGTTTTACCTTTGAACAGCGACGCTACCCAGTTGGTTATCTCCTTGCCGTAAAGGGTAAGCACGGTTACGCCGGCCACAAGCAGGGTTTGCCAGGAGAAGATCGACGATGCTATCTGTTTCCATACGGGCGTGAAGGTTTGCCCGGCTTTCTTCAATTCATCAACCGATTTCTTCGCCCGTGCTATTTCATCGGCCAGCATCGGCAGGTTGTTGGATATGGCGGAAAAGAATATTTGCGGGCCATATGCCAGTGACGGCAACTCGCGGGCAACTTGCTGAATTTGGAATCCCAGCATATTGAATCCCGAGGCATAATTGCCGACATTGCGAGTATGGACGCCCATCGACGCATCCAGTTCTTTGATCTTCGTGTCGAGCGATTCGATGTTTTTAAGCATCGTTTGCCCTTGCGCCCCCTCACGATCCGCGGCGCTCATATTTTTATACACCGCACGCATACGGGTAAGCGCCTGGGACATTTCGTTGATTGAGCCGATGGCGGTCTGCTCCAATTTGATTTGGTTGGCAAGCTCCCGCCTCAATTGGGATATTTCCTGCTTGTATTCCTCGATAGATACGGCAGCGTCCAATACTTGCGCCCTTTTCTTTGCAGACAATTGCCCGTTCTGCTGCTCTTCCTTATTGAGCGCGGTGACATCCGCTTTTAATCGTGCGATCTCATTTGAATATAGCCTAATTTGAGCTATTGCCTTTATTTTTTCGTCGTTAGCGGCTTTCAGCTCACCAAGCAGGTCATGGTATGCCGCAGTTTCGGCCTGGGTAGCCGCTGTTCCTGCCGTAGAACCGTCGCCAGCAGTTCCGGTCGTGGCCGATGCGGCAGCCTTGGACGCCGCATCCATTGCCTGCTGCTCCATCTGGGCGATCTTGCGCATTGTCTGCTCGACACGCGCCTCCATCTCGCCAATTTTACGGTTTATGACGTCGAATTCCTTTGTACTGTCCGGGATTTCGGCCAGTACCTGCCGCAACCGCTCAAGCATGGTAATAAAACTCTTGAGTTTATCGGTTTCCGCGTTTATTTTGAATGATAATGCGCTCATTGCTGCTCTTTATTGCCTCTTTTCTTATTGTTTCTTCTCCGGGCCATATCGGCGCCCGATCCCCGCACTATTTTTTCCTCGTCCCCTACGAGCGTGCGCACCTTGTCGGTCATCATGAGTAGCATGGTAGGGTAGTTTATGCCTTGGAAGGCTTCGTTGTAGGAGATGTTCAATTGATCCATCATCGTTGCAATAATGCCCGTTATCGTATTATTCCCGACGGTTTCAGACACTGTTTTCCGGCGTGTTTTGTCGATCTTCACCGAATCGAACAAGTCTTTGCCCGATACGATGTCGGCTATTTTCATGGTCGCGGCGGAAATCTCTTCACAGGTGGCATACCGCTTGGCGTACCACAGGAATAGTTTTTGGCACCATGAGCGCCGAAAAAGCAGCTTGGATATTGTTTCCATGGAATATTTTTGCCTTCCGGAGATCGAAACGTCTATTTTCCCTCCGGCGAATGCCCTTGCCAAATCCTTCACGAACGGTTGGTATACCCGGAATTTCAGCACCCCGAGCTTTACCGACACATGATGCGTATTCAGCAATGACCTGGCGACAATATCCGCCGATTTACTCATGGTCTTTGGATATTGTTGCGGACAATCCCTCCATTACGGCTGCAACCGAGGCAATATCCTCAAGGGGTATCATCAGCAGTATTTTCTGGTAACAGTCGAACAACTCGTTGAATGTGCCCCGCTTCATGAATCTGCGGCGTAAAAACCACACCCTGACACCCGCGAATATGTTGCGGCTGCCGACAACCGCCAAGGCTATACTATGCGCCATCGCCGATATACATGCCTTACTCTCGTCCGGATCTTTGTTGACATCCCGCACTGTCATGATGCGCGTTGCCGTCATGGGGGACATCTTGTATACAGTGTATCCCTTCGATGCGATGCGGATACTGATAAACTCCAATTTCATAAGATTGATTTTAAGAAATAGGGGTGAGGGGCACACGCCTCCCACCCCTGGACTGCTGATGGCTTGGAGGTTCTTATTCGACGTTCACCTCCGAAGAATCGAACCAATATTCCGACGAGACCGCCGTGTTGTCTGGTTCCAGGGCAGCAGCTGCTACACCGATACCTACGGCTCCCTCATTATTGGTGTTACGGGCGATAACCGAGGCCTTCGGAAAGACGCAATACTGGTTGTCTTCCGTCAGGGCGATCATGCATTTTTCAATGCGCGTGACGCCTCTCGCACGTTTCCATGACGTCTCCGACCCCGTGCCGCCCATGAAAGCCGCCTTGGTTTCATAGTCGTATTGCCCGATGGTAAACGACATCTGAATGTTACCCATTTCGGTGTCTTGGCGATATACGCCATTGGTGAGTTGATTCCTGTACTCCGTCGTAGACGGCTCCTCCTCTTCGATGCTCCATGTGTCTTGGTGGATGTTCTCCACCTGTTTCGTGCTGACATCTTTAATGATGGTTGCCAGAAGGGTACCCGTAAGATCTCCTGTGACCTTCGCGGGGTCTGCATAATACAGCTTCTTGATTCCTACTGCTATTACTTTTGCCATTGTTTTAGTTGTTTTTAATGTTTAATACTCTGAATAGTACTCTGATGTAGATATAGTGGCATCCGAGGTTCACATCTTCTTCGCGGCCGATATTCTCATACCTGTACCTGTATGCGGATCCGTCATAAGTACCGTATGTCCATTCTTTGAATCTCGCCTTGGCTGCCCGTTCGAGTTCGTCCAGCCGTTTTAGGTTCGCTTCTCCCTTGATGTCCGGGACGCACAGGTTTACAGCAACAAAGCAATTTTCCCAATACGTGTCCGACGTCTGCTCGGGTGGTGTGATGACGACGATACGCTCTCTATTGACTTTCCCCTCGGGGATAGCCCATGAAGTGTGCATGTCCTTTATCCCAACCCCCTTACACGCCGAGAACAGTATGTTGCGCGCGTCTCCCGTTGTAATCATATCCAAAGGTCTGAAGCGTTGAAATAGTTGTTTACCTTGGCTATTGCCACAGAGCCTTCGCCCCGTACTGTGCCGGTCGCCTTGTCAATGCATTTCACGTACCCTCCTTTGGGTACTCCTCTCCCTTCGTAGACGATGTGGTATTTCGATTGGCGCACCTCCCCGTTCTCTGATACAAGGCGGACGGTTGTGTCGTCGTCGCAACGACAATCACCTATTTCCTGCCATGCATCATTTTCGGACATAGCTATCGGACGTCCCAGTTCGTCGTATTGTTTGGGAGGATCGATCCTCAAATAGAGTATGTGGGGCGCGAAATACATATTACCACAAGTTCGAAGCATCCTTTATCGAGGACAGGCCAATAGAGCTGCTCAATTCTTCGCCGGGCGTGATGCCATATTGCCGAAGCATCAGTTGTGCCCGTTGCTTCATGGCGCTTTCAGACCAGGACGCCGAATGCCCGTTTTCGCTTACCGACAGAGGGTGCATTATCAGGCTGTCGATGAACTCAGATACGCGCTTGGCGATTAGTTGTTGCTGATGGTCGCTACCCGCCAGGGAGTTGGGATCGTATCCCCATTCCCTGGCGAAGCGGCGAACACCATAGTCGGAGATGGTTCCGACCATGCTGAACTCCTGATGTATGCATTCTGCTACCGTCATGCACTTCTACGATTCTACACTCAGCGAGTAAATACCGTTGATCTCGGTAATGACGGGCAGCGAAATAGATTGTGCTTTCGTAAACTCCACGCCGTTCGAGTTGTCCGTCTCGCCTTTGCCCCACTGCGAGATGCGGATGCGTCCGTAGTTGGAGTAGGCAACTCCCGGCTCGGGGCGAAGTTCGTTATCCGCGTAAGCGTTTTTGATGACGCCGAGACGACCCTCCGGCACGAATACGAGGCTCTTGTCATTCCACGGTTTGTATTCGCGGATCTTGCCATTGTCCTGAATGCGCGTCATCCGTCGGATCACCTCGAATACGGGCAACCCGTTCGATCGCATAAACTCGTTTAGGTTGGCCAGCAGAAGTGGCGACGATGATTTGTCCGTGCCGAAAATAACCTGCTTCATCTTCTTGCTGCGCAGGATGTACGAAAGCCGCTTTTGATCCAGAAGGATGCGGTCGAAGGTCACCTTCTCCTGAGCTGCATCGACAACGCCTTGGATATCCTCGAATACATCGACCGTGTCGATGTTGCCCTCCGTCCACTGTGTATCTGCTGTGGCGATGTTTTCTTGCGGCATGCCATAGTCGATATTGCCTCGCACACCTCCTTCGGGGTTGTTTTCCTGAGTGAATGAAAATACCCCTTTGTTCGAGAGGGCACCCAGGAAGATGATGTCTATTTTGGCCTGTACGGATTCCACGACCCGTTCAACGCCGCCCCACATGAGGTTTACGAGCTGCTGTTTCTTTGCCTGATCTGAGATCATGCGTGAATCCAGCAGCTGAAGTACCTTCCGATAGTCTTCAATGGGCATCGGTAGGGTCATTTGGTGAATGAGGACTTTCTTGGCTATTGTAGCCAGGCCTTCAGTTCCCATAATGGGTTCCTTGCCTTTCGAATCCAAGGTGGCAGCTGCTACGCCCAGATTATACGATCCGATGATCTCTTCGAAATTGAACCCTACCGTGGGAGTATCCCACTCCAAAAAACGCTCGTAGACATTTTGGTCGAACAAGCGCTTGCGCAGTTCAGATGCTGCGTCGATGCGAGCTTGCACCTGCTTGGTCAGCTCGCTGAAAATAGAAGAATAATATACTTCGCTCATTGTTTACCTGTCTTTTACTGTCTGATGTACTTGATTTCAGGGTTGTTTTTCATACTGTAGCCTTGCAGCCAAGTCTCGGGGACGGGGTATGCTACATCCTTGAGGATTCGCGCCCCATAAGCTGCCGAGACAGTCGGAAATCCATTGGCCTTGGTGTATTCCTTTGTCGTTTCGATGACGGCGTCCGGAATTTCATCCCCTCCGAGCAGATCAGCGCCTGCTACTGCTTCTGTCATTGCTGCGCTTAATGTGATTTCGTCGTATGATTCGTTGGCGGTGCTAATGCTCTTGATGGTGCCGGAGGAAGCGCCTACTTTGACGGCATCGTTGATCTGGAACATAGAGCCCTTGATGACACGCGGTTTGGTTGTGGTACCGCCCTCTACGATTCGTGCCGATTTGCAGATGGTGCACTCCATGTTCTCGAAATCGAGTTTGATAGGCGTTCCCTCTTTGAGTATCGTGCCTTCCGGATAGGTGCCCTTCACGGCGAAATCCCCCGGCAGCACTTCGCGCTCTCCGCGCCAGAATACCGGGAACCCGCCCTTAACTTGTGTCTTTTCGAATTTAATAGCCATGTTTGTTGTTGTTTTTATTTTGCATCCGGCAGATTTTCAGCCCACATTTTGGCCTCTTCTTTGCTTTGAGCCTCAGATGTGGAGAGGGGGAATGCCGTTTCCTGCCCCTCAAGCCCTGCGGCAACGAATCGCGTTTGTATAGCCGCGAACTTTTCTTTGATCTTCGTTTCGTCCGGCTTTTCCTCGTTCATCGCAGAAGCGAGCGCGAGGATGTCGTCTAACGCTGATTCATTGACGTTTGCCGCTTTGGCTGCTGAGCGAAGAAGTGTGTCCCGTTCGGCCTTTACACGCGCTGCTTCCAAGGCATCGTACTTTGCTTTTACAGCATTTTCACGCTCTTCCTGCTGGCGTTTGTAGGCTTTGAACCATTCGGGCTCTTCGCTACTGGGAGGAGTATTCGCCTGCCGCTCCCCTGTGGCAGGTTGCTCGATAGGCTTCCCGTCTTTGAGGTTATGCCGCTTCTCGTAGTTCTTGACTGCGGTCTGCTGCGCATCCCCTGCACGGTAGTCGCCGTAGCTGGTTAACACGTCCTGAAAGCCAATCCCCTCTGCTATGGTAGGTAATTGTGCTTCGTCCGTTACATTCTCCGACTTTTTCGTTGCGATTCGGTCGAGGATCGCATTGTCCACCCCCGTAAATTTGGTTTGGAGCAGTGCTAAAAGTTTTTCTTTCATATTATTTTAATTAATCTCTGTTGCAAAGATTTCGACGGGCATTTTAATAACAATGGGCAGGATGGAAATTTATACTTTTTTTGTACGGTAATTCAAAGCCTCTTTTATGCATTCAGATATCCAGCCGACCAAATAACAGAATGGCTCTTGGTTACTGCAATCAATGCGTCCACCGATATAATCGAATATCTCCATAGCCGCATGTGTAGATTCGTGGCAAACGTACTGGATATTTTGAGCGTTCGCCTTTGTGGCGAACCTGATAAGAACTCCACCCCTTTTATTTGTGATGTCGTATGTACTCTGCGTATCCGCCGCAGATGTGTCGTCCATATCTGTTATATTTTCAAACCTATCGCTTATTGCAGATGCGCTTTTTTCACCTATTACCACCCAAATTAACCGAGGATAAATTTGCGGATCAAATTGATGTATAATAGCCTTCATTGTCCTAAAAGTTTTATTCAGTCGGGGTGTTGATACTTGAATTCTCGTCTTTTTTGGTCGAAAGGTTTGTTTTTGCATCCTCGTAGATGCTTGTGGCAGAGGCTTCTTTCATTTGCCTAATTCTTTCGATTTCCTCTTGGTAATTATCTGCAACACCCATTAATTTCACAGATTCCTCAAGTGAAAGCACTCCATCTGCATAGGCTTTCCCTATGGATTGCCACCTTGCAGTAATGTCTTCGTTGAAGGGCTCCGAAAATTCATGCTCGATCTTGAGGGTGGCGAGTTTGTCTCTCATATGGATATGAGTTACATTCATCATTATCGCCAAGATTAGGTTCTTTTCCCGGTCGACGAGTTCGTCGTATATCTCTTTTCGATTATCACGCTTGATATATCCGAGAACCATTGCGCGCTTAATGGCTTCACCGGACAAAGTCCCCAATCCGACCATTTTTTCTGGGGTGAACTCCGGAGTGAAAGTATCGAAAAGTATAGATTCTTTTAAATCCGACTTTTCCTGCTGCCTCGTTTCAGACGACATAGGTGGATTAAGGTATTCAAACCGATCATCTTTGCTTGACAACTTAATCCCTTTCCCTGGAGAATCAACTGTGGGAAGATTTTTGATAACCGCTGCGGTGGCAATGTACATTGGATCCGCAAAGTAATTGTTGGTGTCTGCGGTTTTTGAGTCAATACTTTCTTCCCGATCAATTCGGGGCTGCAATCCATCCCATGCCGTATTTTGCTTGTAATAAATGATGTTAATTTTACCAGTCGGATTAAGCACTGGGGTCACATCCCAACCTATTTTGGCTTTTCTTCCCCGGAATATAAAAGTGGGTGTGTGAATGTCGAAATGCTCTACTGTTCCGGCGCCCTCCTTCAAATAATACCCACATCCAAATGCGAGGAGGTTACCATATTGGTCGAACATGGGGCGCAAGGTATATCCGTTAGACTTCGACAGCACAACTATTTTCACCCAAGGAAGCCCCGTTGCCTCGTCCCTGTAAATGTGATACAGCTTTGCACTTTGGGTTTCTGCTCCGGCCAGCCGTTTAGCCTGTCGCATCTTACTGTCGAATCGTATTTCTCGAAGGAATTGTTTGTAAGCCGAAAATGCATCGGCATCACCGGATTCGTCGGATACCTTCCATTTTATCGGATTTCCAAGCAGGAAGAACAATTCTACCTCATTTATATAACGCTGTCGAGTGCGGGGCAATTTCTCCGTGCGGTAATCTTCCTGTCCCTTTCTCGTTTTATTTCGACGCTTCATTATGGCGTGAAGTTTCGGATTGTACTCGTATATTGCCTGCATTGCTTCCGCGTCATGGTTTTCCATCAAAGACATCGCCTGACTGATGTCTTTTGCCTTGATAAGCTCCATTAAATCCCGCTCAACACCTAATGCATTGAGCGTTTTATTTTGGAAAAATGTAAAAAGGCGATCTAAAAAGTTCATTGTTTACCAAATATTAATATCACTTAAATCATCGTCTTGTATCGGTGTGCTGCGCTTTTCAAAGCATCCGGTCAGCGCATCGGGGGCATCGTCATGCGCATTGCCCCCTTCCTTCATATATCCCATAATGGCCTGATAGAATTCCGGCCATCTCTTATCCCAATTTGTCGGGAAAAATGTCATGTTGTTGACGTCTGCTGACTTGGTAAATATGCGTACCTGCTTATTATCGGTCTGGGAAAAGCAACTAACCGTTGTGTGGGTAATGTTCATCTGGCGAAGGATGCGTTCTACATTGCGCGCAAAGCCCCGCCCTCCGTTATTGCTTTCAATATTAGCCCATTCCGTCCTGTTCCTTGCAAGCATTTCGGCCGTCTTGGGTTCGGTATACTCCATGGGCTTTTTTGTGTAGAGCACATCGGTCACATAATTTCCCTCGGGTAATTCGTCGTAACATATCGAACATAGATAGTCGCTTCCCGTATCTGCTGTATCGGTGTAATTCTTATGCGTGCAATCTTTGGAGTAGGGGATAACGTCGTATGTTCGGAATTCACGATACATTAATCCCTCAAGAGGCTTGGGATTCTGCATGTACTGGGTCTCAAATATGAAGGGATCCGCTTCTTGGTATCGCTTTAATTTATCAAGCGCGAATCGATCCTCCCAAAGTGCACGTTCGGTAGGTAGCCCTGCATCTAAGATTGCGGGGAATTTGACAACATCCCATTCTCCACCTTCCTCTATCGTGCCTTCAAGCTGCAATAAGTATCCGCAAAAATCATCTGGAGCGAGCCTTTGAGCTGTTACAATGACCGGGGTACGAACGTCATTAAGACGGTTCTTGAATGTAGAAGTCCACAGTTCGCCAATACGCTCTTTGGTAGTACTGGAGTAGCTATCCTGAGCCTTCATCGGGTCGTCAATACTCATTGCACCGCTGAATTCTTGTGCTCCCAGTTTACCGCATCCAAACCCTGTTATTTGACCCATAAAGGGAGCCGCATACATTACACCCCCGCTTGAGGTGGATATACTTCCTTTGGCATTGTTGGACAGTTCGACATTTGGGAAGAATGCGCGGTAATTGGGATCCTCCATGATCCTCCGTATGTTCGTAACATTCCGGGTAGTGAGTTGATCGCTACTCGAAAGATGCATGAACTCGGAACGCGGATTGATGGCAAATCCTATCGCAGAGAAAGACACGACGGCTAACTCTGTTTTAGAATGTCGCGGAGGAATGTTAAACATGAGCCTATTAGTCGGGTGTTCTCCACGGAGTACTTGGTCGAGTTTATGGCATATTATTCGATGATGGGGCGCAATCCGAAAAGGTTGTTTGTTCACAGCCTCGAACATTACAGCCGTAAATGCCAAACACCCTTCCTTCAACAAGAAGTCACCTACACTGGAATAATCAGTCATCGCTCCTGCTCATTTGTATTAATTGAAAGAAACGATCTGTATTGAATGTCGGCTGCGGAAGGTCATTACCTTTAGTGTCAGTGTTGGCAGTTTTCTCCGGGGCATTGTATCCGAGCATGCGGTTGATGGTTTCTATCGCCTTGCTTTTGTCCATCAATTCCACGACGGGGCTACCTGAACGGTCAATCTTTATGGACTGGATTAAACGCCGTTTTTCAGGCGGAAGAGATTTTAGGTCTTGGAAAGAAATTGAGGGAACCTGCCGTACGCCATATTCGGTTTTCATATCAACCATGTCGGCATCGACAAAGTCGAGTACGTCGGCATTAATGATGGATACATTAAGCCGGATTAGCTCCTCTTTGGTGATAAGTTCTTTTTCGGCTAATTGGGCTTGAAGTTGTTTTACCCTCCCCGTAACCTCCCCGTTTTGAAGTAGCTCGCTCGATCTTTTCCATACCGTTTCATCGCTCATTTTCGAACACTCATACGCAAAGCGATACGCCTCGGATGCGTTGCCGCACTCGAGGTACTTGTTGCAGAACTTCTCCTGCTTTATCGTCAGCTTCCCTTCTGCCATGAAAAACAATCTCTCAGGGCAAAGGTGGGAGCAGGCATTTTAATAACAATGGATTCCGCCCCTAATTTTTGAGGCTTTTATCTTTGGACGGATTGTTCTAAAGGTTTGTGTTTTCTCTATGATGAAACCTTATTTTGGCGGCCTTCATTGTCCTAAAGGTACAAAAAAGCCCCGACAGATGCCGGGGCTTTGGGTCATTGAATATTGATATGTCCGCCTGAATTATCCAAGTATACGCGCACATTCTTGGATTCCCGCGTCCCGTTATATTCAGTGCGGGTTACTTTTAATAAATGGCTATCGGCTTCCTGTTCTAAGTATTCAACTGCATACCGTGGCGCTTGGTCATAGGAACCCGTATATTCATCGAAAATCACTACTTCCTGAACGTCGGATAGTTCGCCATGATCGTAAGCCACTAATTTGATTGACTGACCTGGACTTGTATACGCGAGCCAGGATTCTACATCATTAGGGTTTATGAGGATGCGAGATTGCGTATAATCTGCAGTGGCGAATGCTGCCCCTATTATATCAAATGCTGGTGTCATGCCATAATTAGGGCTATTTAAAGTAAATTCATAAAATTTGTTTCCGCTCGGGATCTCATAAAACCATATAGTCATACTCGGCTTTCCACGTCCATCATAACTACAAAAAA